TTATGCTGGTGCTTTCGCTGTTGATACATCAACTCACAAAGCATATTTTGCTTCTAATACTGCTTGGAACGAAATCGCAACTACATTATCATCAATTGATGTTTTTGCTGATGTAGATACGACAACTGCTTCTCCAACAGATGGACAAGTACTTACTTGGGTTAATGGTAGTTCAGCTTGGAAACCTACATCTATTGTTTCAGAATTATCAGATGATACAAGTCCAGTACTTGGTGCTGGTTTAGATACTGCTGGATTTACAATTTCAGGAACAGGTAATTTAGATTTAACTGGTTCTGGTTCAAAAGCAAGATACGATTTTACAAATACAGGTGCTTTACCAAGTGCTACAAACTATACTGGTATGTTCGCTGTAACCACTAGTGATAGTAAAGGACACTTTGCTACAAGTTCTGGTTGGATTAACATTATAACAGAAAACGATAGTGTTGACAGATTATCAGATGTTGATACAACTACAACTGCTCCAAATTACGGAGAAGTTTTAGTATATACAAATGTTAGTGGTACTGGAAGATGGATACCTGGTCATTATACTCCACAATCAAAAGTAGCAGCTAATTTCAATGTAACCAATAACGGTTCAACAGATTTTACATTTACAGGTGATGGATTTACTACTCATAATAGTGGTGGTTCGCAAAATGATCCTGTACTTTATTTAAAGAAAGGACACACTTATACTTTTACGGTATCTAGTGGTTCTTCACATCCATTTGAAATAAGAACAGCAAGTGGTGGAAGTGCATATGGATTTGGTGTAGATAATAATGGAACAGGTAGTGGAACAATAACTTTCTGTGTACCTATGAACGCTCCATCTACATTATATTACCAATGTACATCACACGCAGGAATGGGAAATACAATTAATATAGATTAGGAGACGATGTATAAATAGTACAAAGAAATAGGAAATAAACAATGCCAGCAATTATAACAAGTAAATTTAGACGAAACAATGCTCAACAATTTGAGGAATCTTTTGGTGAAGCAACCCCAAATGTCTATTACCTAGGAATAGGAAAACCAACTGCTTTTGGAACAAAAACTAGAGCAGATGGAAGAACAGAAAACATAGGAACTGATTCAGCTCCTATAACACCAGCCGATTCAGTACAAGACGAATATGATTCTTTTGACGATTTACTGGCTGCTAAAAAAATTACTGCTTCAGATGTAGCTTTTGCTGCTCCAAGAATAAATTGGACATCTGGAACAACTTACGATATTTACAGACACGACTATGGAAACAGAATAACAGGAACTACTAATGTTCAAACTGCTAATAGTGGTGCAACGAATTTATATGACGCAAATTTCTATGTAATGAATTCAAACTTCAAAGTCTATAAATGTTTAGACAATAATAACAATTCTGCTTCAACGGTTGAGCCAACTGGAGAAAGTGTTAATATATTAGAAACAGCAGATTCTTATAAGTGGAAATATATGTTCACTTTATCTGCAAGTGCTCAGGCAAACTTTTTATCTACAGACTTTATGGGAGTTTCAACAAACTCTTCTGTAGTAAGTGCCGCTGTTGATGGAGATGTTTCAATCTTAAAAATTAAAGCTGCTGGTACAGGTGGTACTGATGGTACACATACAGGTATCGCAATTAGAGGTGATGGTTCTGGTGGAACTTGTACTATAACAATTGCTTCAGGTGCGGTAACAGGTGCTGTGGTTACTGGAACTCCAACTGGTTATTCTTTCGGTTATGTTAGAGTAGCAGATATAAATGCCGCTGGTGGTGGAAGTTTATCTGGTACTGAAATAGATGTAATCATAGAACCAAAAGGTGGACACGGTTCAGATCCATTTGAAGAATTAGGTGCTTACTTTGTAATACTTAATACTTCTTTTGAAGGTGCTGAAACTGCAAACTCTGGAGACTTTGCAACTCAAAACGATTTTAGACGAGTATGTTTAATTAGGGATCCTAAATCAGGTGGTTCAGCTGCTAGTACAACAACTTTAAGAGGAACTAAAGCTATTAGATTTAATTCAGGTGCAGGAACTTTTACTGCTGATGAAAAAATTACTCAAACAAATACAGGTGCTGTTGGTAAAGTTGTTCAATGGGATGCTGCTAATTTAATTTTGTTTTATACACAAACAAGATATGATAACGAAGGTGTGGATGCAAACGGTAATATGACTGCGTTTTCAGGAACCAATGTGGTTACTGGAGATAGTGCAAGTACACCTACAGGAACTCCAACAGGCAATACTGAAACGGTTAACAATGTTTCTTTAGTTTCAGGTTATTCTGCTTCTGAAATAGACGCTGACTCTGGCGATGTAATGTACATTGAAAATAGAGCACCAGTAACCAGAAGTGCTGACCAAACGGAGAATGTTAAGTTAATCATAGAATTTTAACGAGGGAAATAAATGCCAAGTCCAACTGACTTTAATCTCTCGCCTTATTATGATGATTTCTCGGAAAGCAAAAGCTTTCATAGAATATTATTCAGACCAGCGTTTGCTGTACAGGCAAGAGAGTTAACACAATCACAAACAATCTTACAAAACCAATTTGAAAAAATGGGTAACCATATTTTTGAATCTGGTGCTCAGATGATACCAGGTGAGATTACTTTTGATTTACAATACTATTCAGTTAAGTTAACTTCATTTTCTGGAACAACTAATCTTTCAGATTTTAATGGATTAAAATTAGTAGGACAAACTTCTGCTGTAGAAGCAAAAATTGTTGGTGTTGATGTTGCAACTTCAACTGACCCAAATACTTTATATGTTAAGTATAACAAAACTGGTGTAGGTAATGCTACAACTGACTTTGTTGCTGGCGAAACAATGATAGCAGTACACGGTACTTTAGGTAACTTAACTGCTGTATGTACAACTTCACATATTGGTTCGGCTGCTTCAGTTGCCGCTGGAACTTATTACATTAATGGTTACGCTGTTAATGTTGATAAACAAACAATCGTATTAGACAAATATACAAATACTCCATCTTATAGAATTGGATTATCTGTAGCAGAAAGTTTTGTAACCCCAAACAATGACGCTTCACTTGTAGATAATGCTCAAGGTTCTTCAAACGCAAATGCTCCAGGTGCTCACAGATTTAAAATTGCATTAACACTTTCAAAACTCGCTTTAACTTCGGTTGAAGATTCAAACTTTATAGAATTATTAAGATTAAGTAATGGTGCTTTACAAAACATAGTTAGAAGTACTGATTATGCTATTTTAGAAGATACACTTGCTCGTAGAACAAGTGATGAAAGTGGTGACTATACCGTAAGACCTTTTGATTTAGATATTAGAGAACATTTAAGTTCTGGAGATAATAGAGGTATCTATACATCAGGAAATGGTGGAGACGCAACCAAACTTGCTTTAGGATTATCTCCTGGAAAAGCATATGTTAAAGGATACGAAATAGATAAAGTAGGAACTGAATTTGTTGCAATAGATAAAGCAAGAACATTTGGAACTGAAAATGGTTTCCCTACAAAATTTGATGTAGGAAATTTTGTTAATGTATCTAATGTATATGGTTCTCCAGATGTAAACTTTATAACTGGCGAAACAGAAGCATTTAAAAAATTAGAATTAAAACTTGCTTCACCTTCTTATACAGCAGGAACAATTACTGGAAACAATCACAACTTAATATTAGATGTTGGTCGTGCTAAATCTAAAGGATTTGAATTTAACGCAAATACAACTGGAGCAATATCTAGTTCAATTGCATACACACCTTCATCATCTACAATTTTTAAACATTATCTATTTGACATAGAAATGTTTAGTCATATAGGTATCACAACTAACACAGCATTTACAACTGGAGAGAAACTAACTGGTTCAACTTCTAGTGCAACTGCAATTGTTGAAAGTGTATCTAGTGGAACAACTGCTACAATCGCTTCATCTACAGCTGCTAATCCTGTTGTTATAACAATGGCTGCTGATTTAGATATTAAAAATGGTGACGCAATAAAAATTACAAGTGTTACCACACAAACAGAATTAAATGATAATACTTACTATGTAAGACAAAAAATAGGTGGTACTGCAAAAAGAGATTTTGAATTAGTTGATAGTTCAGGAACTGGTGTTGATGGTTCTGCACACACAGGCGCTGGTACAGGTGGTTCAATTGCAACTGGAAAAGTAGTTGTATCAAATGTACAAGGAGAGTTTACTGCTGGCGAAACAATTACAGGTGGTACTTCTTCTAATACTGCTGTCGTAAAAGCAAGTGTATTAGGTAACAAAGGATTTACAAGTTATGGTTCAAGTGATGTAAAAGAAATTACAATGGCAGGAAGTCCAACTTATACTGCCCAAACAGAATTATCAAGTACTTATGGAGACAATCAACAACTATCTGGTTCAATTTCAATATCAGGTGGTGGACAAGAAGTAATAGGTTTCAGTACTAAATTTGATACAGAATTAAAAGTTGGAGATTCACTTCAATTTGCTGATACAGGTGGAACAATTACAACAAGAGAAGTTTTAGAAATTAAAACTTCTTCATCATTAACACTTGCAAGTGTTATTGGTGGTACTGCTGTATCAAACTCAATCGCTATAAGACGAAGAGCAAAATTACAAGGTGGTGATAAAAATATTGCTGTATTTAATTTACCTTATAGTATAGTTAAAACATTAAAGACAACTGCTAACTCGGGTATTGCTGATACTTCATTGACGGTAAGAAAATCTTTTGTTGGAACATTAACTTCAACAGGAGATATTACTATTACAGCAAATACAGGAGAGACTTTTGTTGCTCAATCAGAAACAGACTATTCAGTAACCATAATGACAAAAGGTGGTTCGTCTTCTGCTGGTAATGTTGGAGATAAATTATCTACAACTGGAAACCAACACGAAGGTGACGCTTGTTTTGCTTTATCTGGTTCTCCTGTTGGTCGTACATTAACTTTAGATTTTGGAGCTAATCATCAAGGACACAAAGTAAAAATTCTTGCAACTTTATCAAAATCTGCTCAAAATGAAAAAACAAAAACATTAAATTCTAACTCAACTAAACAAATTACTGCTCAAGCTGATTGTGAAGCAAATGTTATTGGTTTAGGTAAAGCAGATATTTACTCACTTGCTTCTGTACATATGGCAGCTGATTTCAGTACAGACGCAACAACAAGTGATACAGATATTACAAGTAGATTTACTTTAGATAATGGACAAAGAGATAACTACTATGATATTGGAAGATTAAAAAGAGTTGAAGGAAGTCTAAATCCAACTGGTAGATTATTAATTACATTTAATTATTTCTCACACGGTAATGGAGATTTCTTTAGTGTAGATAGTTATTCAGGACAAATAGATTACGAAAATATTCCTAGTTATACTTCTGATACAACTGGTGATGAATATAAGTTAAGTGATGTATTAGATTTCAGACCTAGAGTAGATGACGCTTCAACTATAGACGCTGGTTCACAAAACAGAAGTTTTGATGGTACTGGTGCTTCAACGGTTGATGTTGTTAAATTTAGCTCAAATGTAACCACAGACCACGAATATTACAAAGGAAGAATAGACAAATTATTCTTAACTAAAGATGGTGAGTTCCAAGTACTTAAAGGAGCACCTGATACTAAACCACAGGAACCTGATACAATTGATAATGCAATGCACCTTTACACAATTTCTTTACCTGCATATAACTTAACAACCGAAGATGTAGTTTTTGAAACGGTTGATAATAGAAGATATACAATGAGAGATATTGGAGCTATTGAAAAGAAAATTAAAAGAATAGAATACTACACTCAATTATCTTTATTAGAAACTGCTGCTCAGGCATTACAAATACAAGACGCTGATGGTTTTGATAGATTTAAAAATGGATTTATTGTAGATAATTTTAATGGTCACGGAATTGGTGAAGTAACCAATGGTGATTACAGATGTTCTGTTGATTATGCAAAAGGAGAATTAAGACCACACTTTAACCAAGACGCTGTACCTTTAGAAGAAATAGATGAAGATGGAACAACTTTAACTGCCGCTGATAGAACGGCTGCTAATTATACGAAGACTGGCGATTGTTTAATGTTGCCATATACAGAAACAGATTTAATTAATCAACCTTTTGCTTCTAAAGCAATTAATGTTAACCCTTTCGCTATTTTCAGTTGGATGGGAACAATAGAATTAACTCCTTCAAGTGATGAATGGAGAGAAACACAAAGAACACCTGAATTAGTAGTTAATTCTACAACAGGTGCTTGGGACCAATTATTAAGACAAGGTAATATACCTAATCAAAATCAAATAGCTTTAGGTACGGTTTGGAACGAATGGCAAACAAACTGGACTGGAAGAGCTTTAGTAGAATCTTCTCAAAATGTAGGTGGTAGATTTAGACAAGGTAGAGCTGTTAGACAAAGAATTGAAACAACTTCAATCAACCAAGTTAACCAAAGTAGAACAGGAATTACAACAACTGCAATACCTCAAACGGTTAGAACAAGTATGGGAGATAGAGTTGTTGATGTTGCTTTTGTAGCATTTATTAGAAGTAGGGATGTTGATTTTTCTGCAAGCAGATTAAAACCAAATACAAGAGTTTACCCATTCTTTGATAATATAGATATTACTTCTTATATAACACCATCGGGTGGTTCACTTGGAGGTAATTTGGTTACAGACGCAAACGGTTCCGTATCTGGAACTTTTGCAATACCTGACCCAACGGTCAATTCTAATCCAAGATGGAGAACAGGTGATAGAACATTTAGATTAACTTCATCAAGTACTAACTCTATGGATGCTGCTGCTGTTGAAACGGCTGCCAATGCTGAATATGTTGCAAGAGGATTATTGAATACGGTTAGAGATACAATTGTTTCAACAAGAGAATTTAGAGGTGTACAAACAACGGTAACAGACCAACAACAAGTTTTAAGAACAAGTACAAGACAAGTAGTACAAACGGTTGGTTGGGTTGACCCATTATCACAAACATTTTTAACAGATGAGAAAGGTGGTGTTTCTTTAACATCAATAGATTTATATTTCTCAACTAAAGACGCAAACATTCCTGTAACCGTACAAATTAGAAATACGGTTAACGGTTATCCAGGAAGTAAAATACTTCCATTTGGAGAGGTTACTTTAAATCCAAGTCAAATTAATACAAGTTCAGACGCTTCAGTAAAAACAACATTTACTTTCCCTAGTCCTGTTTATATACAAGACCAAGTAGAGTATGCTTTTGTTGTAATGTCAAACTCAAACGATTACAATTGTTATGTTGCTAGATTAGGTGAAACTGCAATAGGTTCTAGTAGAACAATATCAAAACAACCATATGCTGGTGTTATGTTTAAATCTCAAAACGGTTCAACTTGGACTTCCGAACCAAATGAAGATATTAAATTTACAATGAAAAGAGCTGAATATTCATCGGTTACTGGAACGGTACACTTATCAAATAAAACATTAGCTGCTAAAACTTTAGAACAAAATCCAATTAGAACAACAAATAGTTCTGCTGTAGTTAGAGTATTCCATAAAAATCATAACTTACACGATACCAATTCGTGTGTAACCATTGCTGGAGTTCCATCGGGTACTCACAATGGTATTGCTCATACAGCAATTAATGGAACATATACTTCCATATCAAATATAACTTTAGATAGTTATGATGTAACCACTTCAGGAACTGCAAACGCAACTGGAGATATTGGTGGCACAACGGTTACTGCTACACAAAATAGACAATTTGATGTATTAAATTTAGGTGGTCTACAAACATTAGCAGTACCAGGAACATCAATTGTTCCTTATGTAAGAACAACAACAGGAAAATCAATTCACGGAACAGAAACTCCGTATGCTTTAACAACTGAAACTAATAAACAATCGGTTACTATGGCAGATGACATTTACTTTACTCAACCACAAGCAGTTATGTCTCAACCAAATGAGACAACTCGTATGTCGGGTGCTAAATCTTTTTATGTTGTAATAGAAATGTCAACTACAAATACAAAACTTTCTCCAATCATTGACTTGGCAAGAAATAGTGTATTCTGTATTGCAAACAGATTAAATAGTCCAACAACAAGTAATACACCAAGTTTTGTTGCTGAAACTTCTGCTGCTGATACTTCAAACGCTTCAAAATATATTACCAAACCTATTGTGTTGGCAAACAACTCAACAGCGTTAGATATTAGATTGACACAGGCAGTTAGAGATAGTGCTGAAGTAGAAGTTTTTTATAGAACAACAAGTGCTGATGAAGTTAGAAATATAAGTGATATTAACTGGACACCATTTAACACGGATGGTAGTTCTGATAAAACGGTTACTTCTTCGGAAGCTGATGATGACTTTAGAGAGTATCAATATTCTGCAAGTGGTGTAAATACATTTACGGCATTTCAAATTAAAATAGTACTAAAAGGAACTAATACTAGTTATCCTCCAATAGTACGAGATATGAGAGGAATTGCATTAGCAATATAATAAAATGAGTTCTGCAATGATGATTAAAGTATTAAATTGTGATAATTTAGAAAGAGATTTAAAAACAAACGCTATTGTAAATACTAGTTCAAGTGAATATGAAATATATATTGCTAGAAAACAACAAAGAGAATTAGATAAAAATAAAATGCAAGATATGTGTAGAGAAATAAATACTTTAAAGGCAGAATTAATAGAAATTAAAAGGATAATAAAATCAAATGGCAGTTAGACAAGTCGCAACGACAGATAGTTTAGATAAGTTAAGAACAGAATTTAATGCTCTTGCTTTGTCTGATTTTGGAGACATTGCAACGCTAGATAGTTCATTGTCAGCAACTACGGTTATAGGTGCTGTAAATGAAATTAACGCAATCGCTATTGCCGCTGCTGGTTTCACATTAACAGATGGTACAAACAATCAGGCGGTTGCTTCTGGTAACACATTGACCGTAAGTACTGGTACAAATTTAGAAGCTATCGTATCATCACCAGATACATTAACAATTAATATGGATGCTAATCTATCAAGTTTAACAACTATAGATGTTAATACTTCTGCTGATATTGGAGATATAACTATTTCAAATGGTTCAATTATATCTTCAGGTGGTACAATAGATTTTGGAAACGAACAATTAAATACAACTGGTGGAATAACTGCTGGTGGAACGGTAGTAGGTGCTGCTGTAACCATTAATGGCGCTTCAATGAAATTTGAAGGTGCAACTGCTAACTCTTTTGAAACTACATT